CAGGTATCTAACTAAACTGGCAGGATTATTTTTGTCGGTGATTAAACTTTCAATTTTAGAATCTATAGTTTTATTATCTTCAAATGGTTTATCCAAATTAAATATGGAACCCATCATACCAATTATTCCACTTTTTTCTCCCTCAAGAGATTCTATTCTTGCTGCTTGTTTATCCATATTTGGAATATACAAATTAGAATTATGTGTAAAATCATAATTTGAATTTAAATCTGAATTCAGCATACTAATTGATTCTGATATTCTTGAATTTTGTTCAGATCCAAAAATATCAGATGTCATAAAATCTATTGTTTTATTTATTTCAGGGATTCCAGAAGTACCAGATGTTCCTGATGTTCCACTGGTTCCTGATGTTCCACTAGTTCCAGAAGTACCAGATGTTCCTGATGTTCCACTGGTTCCTGATGTTCCACTAGTCCCAGAAGTACCCGATGTTCCTGATGTTCCACTAGTTCCAGAAGTACCAGAAGTACCAGAAGTACCCGATGTTCCTGATGTTCCACTAGTTCCAGAAGTACCAGAAGTACCAGAAGTACCAGAAGTACCAGATGTACCAGAAGTACCAGAAGTACCAGATGTACCACGGGTTCCTGATGTTCCTGATGTTCCACTGGTTCCTGATGTTCCACTAGTTCCAGAAGTACCAGAAGTACCAGAAGTACCAGAAGTACCAGATGTACCACGGGTTCCTGATGTTCCTGATGTTCCACTGGTTCCACTGGTTCCAGAAGTACCAGATGTTCCACTAGTTCCACTAGTTCCAGAAGTACCAGAAGTACCAGAAGTACCAGAAGTACCAGATGTACCACGGGTTCCTGATGTTCCACTAGTACCAGAAGTACCTGATGTTACTCTGCTGTTGTTATTATTAGAAGATGTATCATTAAACTCAATATAACTATCTCTTTGTCCTTCATTAAATGAAATATCTTTAATTTTATTGAATACTCTTTCATTGAATACATCAACATTTGTATCAATATCATAATTGTTTAGATTTGGTGAATCTTTAAGATAGTCAGAAGTTAAATTTCTAGTAAACTCCATCACATCAGAATTTGATTGATTTGCTGCATTCTCAAGAATTGTAAATTCTCTAGAATTTAACGGAGAACCATCTTCTTTTGTAGACAGTATATTATTTTCAACTACCTTTGTTGCTGCAAGAGGAAGAGTTGTTTTTATATATTGATCTGCTTCTTTATTACCAGCACTTTTAGCAATATTAAAATAATCTATTGCTTTTATTGGATCGTATTCTGGACTATCTTTATTAATTAAATTTTTACCAATATTTAATGCTTCGGTTGTAGCATTTTGCTTAAAATCCTTTATTTCTTTTATTCGTTTATCATTAAATCCAAAATAATTTTTAATATCTACACTTAATTTATCACCTTCTTCTTGCGTCAATCCATATTTGTAATTATTATTTTCATCTTTAGCAAACATATTTTCAATAAAATCCAATTGCCTAGATTGTACTGATAATTTTTGATCCTGACGCATATCTGGCATATTTGTCAGACCATCATCACTAAATGAAATATTATCTACAGTATTAATCATTATGTTATTAGCAACATTTTTTAATACTGTATCATAATTCTCATTTGCTTGATTATGTCTTTCAAATACTCTATTGGTTAAGTGAAAGTCTTCACCACCAATTGCTTTCCATGCTAAATCAAATGCACCTCTCCAAGAATCTTTTAATAAACTAGGTGTGCTATCCTGTGCATTTTGATTTGCAGATTGTAGCATTCCAACCATGAGTTGAGATGCAATTTCATTATTTGGTGTTGTAAGTTTCCATTCACTATCTGTTTTGATTGGATTCAGTTCAGATAGTGATAATTCACCACCTTCTTCAAATATTTGTGTATTTGTTTTATTATTTGTATTTGAAAAATATGTAAATCTTTTATTACTACTATTAGAACCAAATGATATATTTTTTGGATCTGAAGTTATATACTGTTTATTTTGCTTATTGGTGGTATTCTTATTTGTATTAACAATGCTTGATGTGAATGCACTATTCTGTCCATTTTGTATTGTTGTATCTAATGCAGAGAATGGTACAATATTAGAACTAATATTAGTTGCATTTTGGTTTCCAATTGACGAAGATGAGATTAAATTAGAAGATTTATTTGATTCGTCTGTAAATTGTATTGATCCGTCAGAATCTCTTGGTTGAAATTGTTCTGAATAATTTTTTTTTATTTCTGCTGGATTAGTTGTAGATGACAATATTCCATTTACTGTTTTTTCTATATTTTTTTGAATTAGATTTTGATCAACTGCAATATTTACATTTACATTTGGACCCTGTTGTACAATAGTCTGTCCAGAATTAACAGCATCAGATGCTGGAGCTTTATCTATTCCATTGACCAAATCTGTTTGTTGTGTATCCATTAAAACAGATCCAGAAAAAAGATCTCCAAGTAATTGCTGTGTTAATTCTTTTTTATCGTCCATTAGAATCTTCTTCCTCTATTAAGTTCGTTTTGTCTTGCTTCCAATTCCAATTTTTCCAAATATTGCCCTAGTCGTTCTACATACAAATCTCTTTCCCATGGAATCATGCTTTCTATTTCACTTAACGATAATTTATGAATATAAAGTAGCGTAAAGTTCAATTCATAAAGCGAAAAGAGATTCATGTAACTAAGGCTTAACGAAAAAAATCTCGGATACCTCTTAATATTATCTTTCTTTCCATTCCATCTTTAGTCGTATAATAAACTTCATGCTCTATTTTTGGTGCTTTTAAGAAAAAATTCAATATCAATTCATACTGAGTTCTTGTCAAATTTTCTATAAATTCATTTAACAAAGATGACGACAGTGATTCATTTGTGATCAGTTCATCTGGTGTTTGTATAGATTCAATTGAATAAAGAACCATATCATAGAGATCAATATTTCCATTATTGGATTTTGTTGTATTTTCAATTAAAAATTCAAATGTTGGATATCTCATATTCACAATCAATTCATTAGATAATTTAATATTTTTTGAATTTTCCTGTTTTTTGACTTCTATTTCATTTAGTCTAACTTCTATATTTTTAATTCTTTCTCCTGTTGTCGGACAGTCAAACGAGATGACAACTGTTTCAGAAACAGACTTTTCTCTTAGTTTTAAAAACATATATTCAACATCAAATATTGGTAATTTTTTTGCATCTATGTTGTAGCAAGCACTTATAAGTTCAGAAATTGTGATTAGAAAATCTGTATAAGAACCAGTATCCTTTGATAAAAGCAATGATTTTTCTTCTTTTACGGTAAATGGTCTATAAATCAAAATAGTATCTTGAGATGATGGTTGTTTTATACTATATTTCGGTAGAGAATTTTTCAATACATTAATAATATCTTTCATAGTAATCCTTTATAATAATCAATTTTATTCTGCTCGCAGTGATGCAAATTTAAAATTTACAGTAAATGTTGAATATCCAGTTTCAACTGAAGTCAACTGTGTCGGTTGTATTTGGGTGATATATGCTTCTTCAAATACCAATGTGGTATTTATTTGTAACTTATCTTCTTTTAGTAGACTTACAATAACAAATGAACTTTTTATATAATCATCATACTGTGGAGCACCACCTCTGGCATATCCAATATTCTGTGGACTCCTCGTTGATAAAAAATTATCTTGAATTTCTGAAAAAGATACAGTTTGTTGATCTTCCACAGCAGAAGAAGTATCTTCTCCTTCTACTGTTGGGGATGCTCCACTATTCAAAAGCAAAGATATTGCATCAGCATCTGACATATAACCAAACGAATTTGATGGTTTTGGGATCAACGAATCCCACAAATTAATAAAATGAGAATAATTATCATTTCCTATTATAAATTTAACCTGCAAATCAGTAAATGATTTTCTGAATGGAATTTTTCTTATTATGGACCATATTGAATGTTCTATAGATTCATAACCCAATCCTGGGAGAATTATTTCATATGGATATAGAAAAACATTCATAGGACTAAAGAAAAATCTATATCTATTTGTCTGTTGTATGCCAGATCGAAGTATATTCTGTCTGGCATTATTCATATCAGTTGATATTAGCATTAAATAATTCTTTCTCTGTTAAGATTACAAATTCCCAGTCATGTTTTTCGCAAAATTCTTTTGCTGCCTTCCATTTAGCAGTATTTATAGAATAAGTTAATGCTTCGGTTAGCATTGCCCTTTTTGATTTTTTCTTTTTTGGTTCTTGTGTTTGTTTATATGGTTTTATTTCTATTATCGATGTTTTAACAAGACCCTTTGTTGTTTTCTTTTCAATTATGAAATCTGGATAATAAATATGAATATCATTATCTTTTGGTGACAGATATGGGATCTTAAGAGTCTCAAACGACCATCGCAATATATTTGGATTATTATCTAAAAATTTGCAAAATTTTCTTTCCCATAGAGATCTACATAATATCTTTGTTGGATCTCCTATATATTTTGTAGGATTAGTAGGAAAATATTTGGTCTTATACGGCATAATAATATTTATAAAGGATAGTCAAATTAATGTCATTAAGTAGCATACCATTGCCAAATCTGCCAGGTTACGGAGAAGGTTCTCAATCTTTGGTGTTTCCAGCATCATCTATTCGATCCGAAATACCTATTTTTTTGAAATTCACATGCGTTGAATATGGACAAAATTCATTACAACGAGCAGGAGGAATAATTAATAGTGGTGGAGTCGGTAATGTTAAAGCATATATTGCTGTTCCATTTCCTTCTAAATTTACAACTCAGACTATTATGAGATATGGTCAAGAAGAAAATCCATCAATTATTGGGGCAAACACACAAGCACTAGAACAAGCAACTAAATCCTTTGCAGAAGCAGCAGCAAAAAAGGCAGCAGGATTTTTTGCTGGAAGTAAAGGATTAGCAATTGCTGGAAGAGCAGCAGGTGCTGCTGGCAAAGCTGTTGGATCATTTGGATCTCTATTGGATAGTGATTTCACAGAAACAATTTTAAAATCAGGATCTAAAAGAGTTTTTCAAGTGCAATTGTATCTTCCATGCCTAAATGATGCTGATTCTAACGCAGCAGCAAATATAACAAGGGCATTTGAAGCACTTGCCCTTCCATCATACGTTGGTATAAATGTTGGAGTTGCTGGAATTGATTTATTCTTCCACCCACCGATGTGGTTTATAAGTGCTGGAAGGTTAGATAGCATCCAAAACGATTTTAGATGGACAAGTCAACCACAGGCATCGGTATTAACAAATGTTGCTGTTAATAGAATAGCAATAGATGCTCCTGCACTTACAGCACTTAATACTGGTTCTCCATTAGCATACAGTGTGACTTTAAACTTTCAAGAAATAGAGGCATCTGTTAGACCAGTTGGCAAAGGATTCACTATTCTTAATAGATCAGCAGCAGGATTGAGTAACACTGGATCTGTTGGTTCATTCCTTGGGGGATAAATGCTTTTTAAAAAATATCCAAAAATAACATATCAAATAGGTTCACGAAAAGTAGAACTATGTGATATTTTGACTAGAGTTACATTTTTGCAAAATTATAGTTCAGAAAAAGCATTTGATGAATACTATATCCAAAGTGGAGAAACCCCAGAGGATGTATCATTTAAGATATATGCATCCGAAGCATATAGTTGGATTGTTCTAATGGTAAATAATATAATATCAGAAGATCAATGGTATTCTGGTGATGAAAAACTAACAAATATTATTGCTACTAATTATTACGGTGAATCTTATTATATTACTAATTTACCAGATTTAATGACAGGAGATGTTATGGTCAAAGTCGCAACATCTTCTCTGGGAGAACCGTTGGCAATCGATGAAACAACATACAGAATTATTCATAATTTTGATAAAAATTATAGAATGGTATGGGGCAGTTATGGAAGTGGTCTATTTTCGCAAGGTGACGAAATTTTGTTTGCCAGAAAAAATAATCAGACGGGATCTTTAGATATCTTAAATTTTATTAGTAGTGATATCACTGCATCACCTATTAAAGTAACAGAAATAAAATTAATAGAACAAAGAAAAGATAGTCCAATCTATTTTAAAAATAACAATAATGTAGTTATTTCTCCATATTCAATATATCAGAATAGCATACTTCAACGAGAATCAGTGCCTTCTGATGTAATCTATACAGATCCAGCAGATACAGAAACAACAGAAAACTTTGGATTGACTTTGCTCTATTCCTATATGACAACTGGTTCACTTCCAACTGGACTACAGAAATATACATTTGAAAACCAAGAGATAAATAATTACAAGAAAAATGAAAAAATTAAGGTATTGAAACCAGAATACTTGCAAACAACAGTGGATACAATTAAAAATCTACTAACAAGTAATGAAATAGGAAAAAGAATTATAATTGGATTCTAATATGAATAATGAATTGTATTCACAGATAGCAAATAAAAATATACCATCCGAGTCTGATGGGCAAATAAGTAAAAGTATTCTAGAAACAAAACTTCAAAAATTATCAATTTCAAAGAAAAAAGAAAATGATGATGGAAGTAATTCAACGGAATCATTTGATATAATTCCATGGACATCTGATAATTTTTCATCGAATCCATTCATAAGTTTAACTTTCAATGAATCTATGTTCAGTCCATTTATGTTTGGTACTCTTTTTTTATATGATTATTTAAATTGGGGAGATGAATTTATATTAAATGGAACTGAAAAGATAGAAATAGGTTGTCAGGAACCAATAGTTGGATCAGAAACAGAATCACAATGTGTTATCTATTCATTTAATGTATTTAACATAACAAAGATAACTGATGAAGCAAAAATTGATATACGGCACTCTAAAGTAGAACCAGCATCTATATGGAAAATTGATTTCACTTCAGAAGATATATTTAAATCAAATTTTAATAAAACATATCTTGAAACATTAGATGATTTCGTTGGTTATATTGCAGCAGATCCGCAAACAACTAATCAACAGAATACTGATACACCAAAGGGATTGGTAAATGAAATTTTCACTAAATTTAATTTAACTCCCTCTCATATAGAACCAACCCAAAATGGAATTTGGTTAAAATATGATAATTTATCTTGGCCTTGGATGAAAAGAAAAGGTCAAATGAAATTAATTCAATTGATGAATTATATTTCATCATATGCCGTATCAAAAAATAATCCAAATGCAGTAAATTATTTATTCTGGCACGATAGGGATGGATGGCATTTTGAAAGTATTGAAAAACTATTAAAGGATCAACCAGAATCAGTAGATGGTTTTTTGGTCACATATCAAACATATAATCCAAATAGAATATATGAAATACAAGTAGAAAAACAATTTACAGTTCCAGAACTATATGATAATGGATCTCTATTTTCACATTATACTAGAGTGGATCCAGACTATAGCAACCCATACTTGGATTTTGTTGATACTAATTACGGATTTACATACTCAGAGGTAATCTACGATTACAATAAAGATTATAATTCATGGAAACACTTAGATAAAAATAAGATTATATCTGAAAATTTTGATCTTGGAATCACAAATGAAATTGGTCTATTGAAGCAATCATCAAAAGTAGATGATCTAGTATACGGTTACATGAGTCAGAATCCTCTGAATACACCATTTCCTCAATCTTGGGATAATATTGGTAAAACATTATCTGGACCGTGGAGTAAAACTGCTTGGCAACCTCAATATGATTTAACAAATCTGAAATTAAGTGAATTTTATAAAATTCACACCAAAATTAGAAAAACACTAAAATCCAAAAGAGAAGAGTATAATAGAAAAAAGAATATAAAAAGAAAATGGGAAACTTTTAGATGTTCAGTGTGTTGTCATGAAGATGGTGCTCTTGGATCTACTGCCGATATAGAATTATTAAATAATCCTGGTCCAATCGACGGAATTACTTATGCTCAATTATTTGGACCAACAGGAGTGTTTGCTGAATTTGACCAGGAATATAAAGTAGTTGCTGCTGGATCATTTAGTGATCAAATAAATTATGATTCTGGAATTACATTCTATAATGGATTAACACTTTCATATAATTTAAATGAATATCCATACAATCAAAAAATAGGTGAATTTTACAATCTTAAGCAAGACATGACATCATATGTTAATGGTGTGATCGACAGAGCAATAAATCAATATAATATATTATTAAGTAGAATACAGACCAGAAAAGGCGATTTAAATACATTTTTATCTAAAGTTGGTCAATATAAAACAAAAGCAGATGCTATATTTCTGTCATCATTAAAAGATAAAGTATCTAAAACAAAACGACCAATAGATTTGATTCAAGGATACCGTTATATTGGAGATGAGATACCTGGAGATGTGTTACTTGAATGGCCTATACACGAATATGAATTCGGATTAGTTCCATCAACATCAATTCCAATCAATAAAGGTGTAGGTCAAGTAAAATTTAGCAATAGTGCATCATCTCAGTCATTTAATGGTCCAAATGACAGTGGTAATGATATTACATTCAGAGGAATACAATGTCCATCTGGAAAAGGTGGATGGATATGTTCTCCTGCTGGTGGGGATGTTTGTATAGATGTTGGTGGTTGCGATGGTTATGCAACACAGTTTCAATGCAATTTATCTTGTTTTTCTTCTCCACCGCCTCCATCAGAACCATTATATTCATGTAGCAATGGTTCTTGCATAGAATCTGCATTTGGAACAAATTTAGAAACATGTAATTCAACTTGCGGAAATCAAACATCACCTCCATGGGAACCATTTCCACAAACTTTATATGTTTGTGATTTTTTAACAAATAATTGTGTTCCAAGTAATATTTCAGGTGTTGGAAGTTTATTAGAAAATTGCCAAGCAGAATGCAGTTCTAACGGAGCCCCAGGAGGAGCATCTAATGGTGATTGTGCTAGTGGTGGAGTAAATTGTACTGGATATTCATGTTATTATGGATCATGTCTTCCAATAACATGTCAACCAGGCATTGATTGCATATCATATGATGAATGTCTTTCTATTTGCGGTGATGGATTTGGTGGTGGTGGAGGTGGCGGTGGAGGTGGAGGCGGAGGTGGCGGTGGACCACCAGGACCACCAGGACCACCAGGACCACCAGGACCACCAGGACCACCAGGACCAATTGGACCGACAGGACCAACGGGACCAACGGGAGCAACGGGAGCAACGGGAGCAACGGGAGCAACTGGACCAACAGGACCATCTGCACTTCCAACAGAAGAAGATATTGTTACTGTACAAATACCAACAGAATGCTCTAACGATAAGGTCATCAGAGGATATATTCGTTATGCTACAGATCAATCTGCTTCTCAGTTTTCTCCAATATATCTTTATGCTGCTCCATATTTGTGGTCGCAAGATTCATCATTAAATGATTGGTCTTATATTGACTATGGCACTGATGCATCATTGATACCAGGAATAGTTGATATAAGCATAAGAGATAAAACTATAAGTTGTCTACAGAGTGGAAATTGTTATAACACTACATGTTTAAGTTCAAATGCTCTTGAAGTTCTAGCAAGAACATGTGCTGCAGAAATACAATTGCTGAATATAGAAGAGCAAATAATTCAACAATTGAAAAGTATGATTCAAATTCACTATAGACAAAAATGGATATCATCATATAACGAATATTTCAATAGAAAAGCATTTTTCTTCTCAAAGACACCAGGAGATACTATATTTAAGAATCCAAACACAGAAGATGGATTAACGAGCAAAAAACATTTATCCTTAACAAATATAAAAAGCATAAAAAGAAAAGATATCAGAGGAAGTAGATATGAATTACTCTCAAGATATAAAGGAATAACAGGAGCATCTGCGGGTGAGTGGGTATATAATATTTTCTTCGGTGGTCAAACAGGAGCAGAAGGACATCCTTATTATGATCAAAAATATAAACAAGATGAGAATTCTCAGTTTATCACATCAAGAGAACCTTATTCATGGTATTCAGTAGAAGATTCGGATGCTACTGACTCACCAACATTTACACTGGGATCATCAAGTAGACAGTTTACTGGATCATATGGTCCTCAATATAAAGGAAATGAACATGTAGAAGTTTCATTGCTACATATACCTTCAGCAGATTTTGCAAACATTACAAAAGTTTCAAATTTCTCAAATCCAAATGGAGGAGCACCAATTGCACAAACTATTGCACAATTTGCTCAAGGTGATATTGTTAGTCTGCAAAACATATCTACTAATTTAAATCTACGAGATACTTTTAATTTTTATGGAATGACTGCTGGTTCAAAACCACCAAATATTAAAAAGGAAGAAATAAGTTCTTATTTTAGAATTGAATTTTCAAATCCAATTGGTTTAGATAGAATGAAAGAATTTCCAGATGGATTTGTAAGAGATGCTGGAACAGAATACTTTTTACCATATATTGTAAATCTCACACCAGGTCCATTTGGAAGACAATCCGTTAAATATAATGCAGCAGTAATAGGAATGGATCCATATGGATTTGATGTTGCTGTTAAGAAAATAAAAGAAGAAATTCCAGAAAATAGAAAGTTAGCAGGAATAGATCGTGGAAACTATTATTCTTGGTGGAATCACGATACTGGTAATGTTCTATCCAAAACAAAATACTTAAGTACAGATTACAATGGAATGGATCTCTGGCCAGAACCAATATTCGAAACAGCATATCCATATTATGCATATGATCACACAATGGACGATATGCATGGTGGTAATAGGGATATGGATTTCCATAATGGAGGTGCATTCAACTTTGAGCATAAATCTCAAGATTGGATGGAATCACTATTTGACTATGGAATGAGTTCTGGAAAGCAATTTGATCCAATGTACAGATCATCTGCTGCTGGATCTTATATTTTGCCAAATAGTTATAGAAAAATGAAACCACATAGATCTTGGTGGTCTATATTTGTTCCAAGAAATCTCTTTGTGCCATTTAGATTCTCAAATATGATGAAATCATTGGCAATGAAATCAAGAGATTTGTTTGGAGGTAAAGCAATATTTAATGCAAATCCACAATATTGGAAATCTTGGTATGGTAGTGAATTTGCAGATTGGATTTCGGTTAATACAGAAACTCAAGATTTTAGAACACTATTGGAAGAGAGTGATTTATCATTCTTTATACAAGATCTAGATCCTGGGACTTTTATGAATCCGCACTCTGATGCAAACACTGTTCCAGATGGAATAAAACAATATTTTAATGACTCTTTGATGCAGTATATGCTAGGTTCAGCATTGCTATATCGTCCAGGAATTGTTGCTACAGAGTTATGGAAATATGACTTGAGTGGCGAAACCGAATATGGCATTATTACACCACCAACAGATTCAGAATATGATTTCTTTGATCGAAACTTCTCTATTCAGTTTACTGTTCATGCAAGAGGATCTAGAAATTGCAAAGATCTTGGTTATAAATGTATAAATCCAAATGGACCAGTTTCTTCTGCATCTGGTTGTACTTACGATCCCTATTGTAATTGTCCAGCACTAAATAAAATACCAAAAGAACCAGAACCAACTTACTTGGAATTATATAGATTAGAGAAGAGTATATCAGAATGTACTTTAATAGAAGAACATCTAGGAAAGGATTGGTTAGGTTGTGAATGGTCAGATCCAGAATCTACTTGTAGTTGCAATTGCCCAGAACAGGGAGATAAGTTCTCTGACTATCTTGCATATACTAGAACATATGCAACATTCTGGGAAACTGATCATAAAGTTCCATTACTAAGACAAGCACAATTAGGTCTTATTGATTCCCAAAAGATGAAAATAACAGTAGGTTACAACGATAAGGTAAAAATTGGAGTTCCCATTGAAGTTTTCGTAGAAAATGTCCCAGATTTAAAAAATAAATTTAAAAACATATCAGGTAAATGGTTAATTACTGGAATTCAACATAAATTCCCAACAATAAGAAATTATGTCACTGTACTTGATCTAGCAAGAGATTCCATCTCGTATGATATTAATGAGATATCTTCACCAGAATCAATTTCCGACAATCAAACATACGATATTATTTGATAAATATTATCATGCTTAAAAAGAACTTAACATTTTCTGATTTACCTTTCTTCGTAAGTAGAAATCAATTTAATGGAGATATGAATCTAATTAAAGATACAACTGCCATTAAACAAGCATTGAAGAATATAATATTGACTATTAGAAGAGAAAAACCATTTAATAGACTATTTGGTGGTAATCCAAGAGAATTTTTGTTCGACCACATGAATCAATTAATGGTAATGGAGTGTAAAAATTTAATAGCAAATTCTATAAATAATTTTGAACCAAGAGTATCGCTAAAAGAAATAGCAATACAACAAAGCAAAACAAATCCAAATAAAATAATAATAACAATAATATATGTGTATCAATTAACTCAAGTGGTAGATACTGTTTCTATTTCACTGGAAAGGACAAGATAAGTGTCATCATTTCAAAAACCTCCAACTGTTTTGGGAAAATTAGAATTTTCAGACATAAAGCAAAGTTTAATAGAATATTTAAGAAAACAAACAGTATTCAATGGTTATGAATTTGAAGGATCTGCTCTTTCTACATTAATGGATTTATTGGCATATAATTCATATTATTATGCATTTTATTCTAATATGTTGGCATCTGAATGTTTTCTTGACTCAGCACAGAGAATAGAATCGTTAATTTCTCTTACAAAACCTCTTGGTTATACAATTCCAGCAAAAACATCATCAAGAATAAACATTAGAGTAGGAAGTGTTGGTGGTACTTCTATTCCTAGATATAGTTTATTTTATGGAAAGAACGCAGATGGAATTCAATATAATTTTTATAATTTGGAAGATATTGCAATATCCGATTCACAGACAGAAGAATTTACTATTTATGAGGGGAATGAAGTAATCAATATAGATGTTGTTGATCAAATTGATTTAGAAAGACAAAAAGTTATAATAACAGATACAAATTTCGATTTAGATACACTACAAGTTGTGGTCACAAATCCAGCAACTAATATAGATGAAATTTGGTTGAGAATTGATAATGTTGGTTATGCCAGCACAATTGAACAAAAAGTATATTTTATTGAAAGATTAGATGCTGGATTTGCTATATCGTTTGGATTGGTAAATTCAGTTGGTGCTAATATAACTAGTGATGTACGATCAATCAAGGTAAGATACTTAAAATCCAGTGGTTCCAGTGCCAATGGAATTTCACTGTTTAATTCTTCTGTTGGTGGAGTTGTAGTCACTACTCCTGGTGATGTTTCCGCATATGGAAAAAATGAACCAAATAATGATTATATTAAATTTTTAGCACCAAAATGGTTTGCTGCTCAAGAAAGAGCAGTAACAGTAAATGATTACAAAGCACTGGTGCTAGAAGCAGGATACTTTGGAAGTGAAAGTGAATTCAATGTTTTTGGTGGAGAGGACTTAACTCCAAGCAGATACGGTAGAGTTTTTGTGACATCACAGAAACAAATAACTGAAGTTACAGATTTAATGAATTTCATAAAAAGTAAAAGTGTTATAACTGTTCTACCTGAATATGTAAGTTCACTACCACTTAATGTATATGTTGATTTTTCGTTTGGATACAATGATGGTCAACCAAGATCATCAAGTGTTAAACAACAAAGAATAAATGAAATAAAATCAATATTTAATGAGAGATATGGCAAAAATAAAGAATATAATTTGTTTTTTTCATCATCAGATTTTATAAATGAATTGATATCATTATATCCAGATCTTTCTATATCAGTTGATGATTTCTCTCTGTATGTTGAACAAGAAATATCTGCCAACAATACAGATTATACATTTAATTTACAAAATGCACTTGATATTGCTGATGGTTCAGTACCCCCAATAACCCTGCCATTCACAAGCATACTCACAACATCACCTGTCAGATATCATATAGATAATACCAATTCTTCATCAACAAAAAATATTCAATTGAAAACACTAACTGGAGCAAATATATCATCTTCAACATCTTATGGTACAGCAAATCTGATAAGAGGAATAGTGACAATTAAATCAAAAGTAATGTCAAATAAAGCAACATTCAATATTCCATTTAAATCTAAAACAATAAGAATAGGTTTGAATAATCTAGTTTCGTTCAATATTAAAAACATAACAGTGTATTAATATGATCCCAATAATATCAACACAATTAACTATTGAGCAACAAACCAGTAAAGTGGGATATAAGTTATCAACTTTATTTCCTGCATTGACTGAATTGAATGATATTTTTTTTGGATCATGTAATTCTAAAAAAGATATTTCACATCAAATTCCATTGTGGGTAGTATTTGAGAAAGAATCACTAGAATCCCAGGGATTGAATTCTATAACAATATTTGATTTTCTACAAAAATATTATGATTGGTTATATTGTGATACAGAATCTGGTTCTGGATATCAAATAGGACAAAAACTTTTAGATTTAATCGATATAGAAAAAACAAGAGAAGAGTATGTTAAAAGATTAGCATCAATTTATGCAAATGGTATTGAAGATTCTGCATATTTAGATACTGGTGGGAAATTAGATATACAGAATGTTAGAAATTTTGTAAAAAACATTAGAAAGAATTTCTATCATAAAAAAAGCACAGTTGATGGAATAAGATATTTTTTCAGAACACTGTATAACATACCAGAAGAAAATGTAAAGATAGAATATCCTAAAAAGTTCCTATTAAGATTAAATGGTGGTAAATTCTATAATGAAAATTTTGTTTTTGCTGGTTCAACTGGATCATATGAAGATACAAATGCACTTAATAGTTATTTAAATTATTCAAGACTTCAAGATGGAAATTTTTATCAAGATTACTCTTATTTATTAAAAGTAGGTATACAGTCAAGTTACTATAAAGATACATATAAAACACTAGCACATCCTGCTGGATTGAAAGTTTTATTTGAGAAAACTCTGGAAGATTATGTTGGTCCTACTGATGATTATGATTCGCAATTAACATGTCAGCAAACATTTTTGAAAAATTATGCTGCATATAAATTTATCAACGATTATAGTGGAAATATTCTTGGGAGTTCTGGATCTGTTACATATTATGGGTTAGATGAATGTGCTGGTTGTACTTTTGGAATATTCTCAGCACCATCCTATGCATTTCCAAATTGGCACACAACGGAAGCATTAGGAAACGATTTCCAGAATATACAAATTAAAAATATATTTAGTTTATGTTATGATGTAATCACTGTCAGTAATCCAAATGCTGGTTTAACCTGTAGTTCATGCTAATACAGAAGACACTAAAATGAGCACAAAAATAGAAAATATTAAAAATTTTATAAATCAGATCGGTAAAGAAAATCAATTATTTTTATTTGTTGGAACCAATTCAACAGATACTAAATCTAATTCAACTAAATCTGAAATAGATTTATGGAAGGATTCTGATTTTTCTTTTAAAATCGGAAAAGATAATGTAATTGGTGTTATCCCAAATGTTAAATGGGTAAAAAGAAGAGCATATAAACCATGGTATTCTACGGAATCTAATATAGAAAATTATTATGTGTACAATCAAGATAATGGTTATGTGTATTTGTGTTTATCTGATAATGCAGAGAACAGAATAGATAAACAAGGTCAAATTGTTTCAAATTATATACCATCACACACATCTGGAGATTATTCATATGAAGATGGATATACATGGAAAGCACTTTATAGAATAACACCAAATCTAGAAAGATTTGTAACAGAGCAATGGATTCCAGTAATTAGTTTTGATAATTATGAAGATCTAGACAAATCTTCATTATACACCCAAATGCAAAATTTTTGCTATCCATTGGGAACAAAGGACATATCAAAATGCTGCCTTTATTATTCTAAAAATTATCAATATCTAGATGGAAACGGGAATACAGTTAATGCAATAAAAGGAAATTTACACACATCATTTAATTTTTTAACATGCACTGAGTGTTATAATCTATTCAAAGATCATCCAAATTTTGTTTCAGTCTTTTCATCATCTATACCTTCATCGATAACAATTAAAGATAAATATGATCTTGTCGGTGATCTTATACAAGAAAATAAAATATCGATATCCTCACCATATTATTATTTGTATAGAGCAAATGAAAATTCACCAGACGAAGGTTATATAGTTGCTGCAAAAATAGATTTATCACAGTTTAATTTAGATGATTTGAGTGTATCGAAAGACAATCCAGAATTGACTATTACTAGCAATACTGGCAGTGGTGGTAGAATTAGATTGAAAACATATAGAAGTATTTCTAATAAAATTCTAGTAAATGGAATAGAAATTATATCAAAAGGAAGTGGATATAGGGATATACAATTAACTCTAACCAGTGCTGATATGCTTGGATCTGTTTCCAATGCAACTATTGCATCATCAATTAAAATTGAATTAGATGAAATAGATGGACTTGGATTTGATCCGATGAAAGTATTAAATGTCAAACATACTATGATTGATGTGTCAATAGACAGAGCAAGTTTAACCAATTCCAATTTATCAATCCCAAATAGCATTAATTTCTATGGATTAGTACAAAATCCAAAATATGGAACATCTTTTGAATATGTTGCTGGATCATCTGAAAATAAATATGTCTCTACATTCTATAGAACCACAACTAAATTATCAGTATATGCTACATCATCAAATCCATCTCCAAACAAAACAGCATTGATAACCAAATCAAATGGAACTATTATTAGGGATCTTAAAGTTACAAAAGTAGTTCCAGCAACTGTTTTTAGTCCATCTTCAATTTCTACGATTGAGGTCAAAGGATTAGAATACAAAGATGTATCATCCATTAATGGATCAATAACTGTGGATAATACAACATTTAATATAAAAGCAGTTGAGAGTAGTCCACTATTTAATCAATATACTGGTACAGTTTTATCTTCAAATAAAACCACAGCAATAAACATAGAAGATGAAGATACTGCAATTATTCGTATAAATATGGTTAAAGGAATGTAATAATGGCACTCACCCCTATAAATACTGATTCGAATCAATTTCCTTTAAGTATAAGTCCATACTTAAGTAGAGTATCAACACACGCATCGGAATTTAAAAATTATTCAATGCTTGCGTTTAATCCAGGGTTTGCATTGCAAGCAGCAGAATTGAATGAAATCCAAGAATTATTTTTCTTAAATCAATCATTAACTCAGAGATTAAATTCTAATTGGATTATATTTAATTCTGGTCAAACAACACCATTTTATGCTCCATTTTGGGAAGGTCTTGTTCCTCTAAGTCCTACTTATTTAACAATATCATCTCCATCTGTAACACCAAATTCATTCAGTTTTACTTATACTTTATCTACTGGTTGGTATCTGTACACTGATCCAAAAAGCAAATTAAGTTTTTGGATTTGGAATGATAGGCAATTTACAGGAACAGTTTCTGGTTCCAGTACTACTTATTTTGGAATAAATGCATCAACTTCATATACAAATTGCTGCCAATCAGATACTGATTGTCTGGACACTCAAGATTCAACTTTGAGAGATGCATCTCAATCAACATATCAAGATTTCACATGTGGTTCTTCCAGATTTAAGACAATAATAAATCCAACAGATCCATTGCAGGCATTTACAGCACTTCCATCTGGTTCTAATACTTCATTTTGTCATATATTCAGAGTTGATTTATCATTGCAAAAAATAGTATTTCCAAATAATTTTGAAAAGATATAATCTAGGAGTAAGATAAAAAATGGCAATTTCATCACTGTCTTCAAATTCAACTTTTTATGACTGGTATATAAAGACCAATGATATCATAACAGAAATAAATTTAATGAATGTCTATGGTGTTACCAGCGGTGATGGAATTCTGCTGACAACTAATCCAGTTACTAAAATTGCAACTGGAGTAATTGGTGGTACATCTGGAAATATACAATCTGGATTAACTTTTAGTGGTAAAGTATCGTTTACTGGTGAAGTTGTAGTTCCAAATGTTTCATTTAAAGTCACAGGAATAACAAGTGGAACACTTGGATATAATTTTGGATCTGTAATTAGATTAGATGGTTTTGGATATACATTAGCAAAAGCAAATGATCCAGATAATTCAGAAGTATTGGGTGTCATCTCATCCATAAATCCAACTTATTCTGTAGTAACTTCACTGGGAAGAATTTCTGGAGATTTCTCAACTACTGCTGGTGGAACACTAAGTCCTGGTTGTATTTACTTTTTAGATCCATCAGATGCAGGAAAAATTACAACATCTGAACCACAAACAGTTGGTCAAGTATCAAAACCAATAATAATGGGAATATCTGGTGATTCTGGATTGGTTGTTCAGTATAGAGGAAATTATTTAAATGGTGCTGGTGCAAATTTAGGAATGTCTGGAAATAATAGAATTTATATTGTGCTTCCAGCAGCATCTGCATCTAATGGATTTACACCAGGTACTTTTGTGTCTTATCTTCCAGATGTGGGAAATTTTAATGCAGAATTTTCGACATATTTAACTAACACTAGTAGAATTATATACGATGGTTGGTTTATAAGTCAAGCATCTTCCATATCAAATAGTTCACCAATGCCATTAGAAGAAGATTTTGTTGTTGGAATGATAGAAACATCTGCTGATTATGGATTAAATAAAATATATCAAATAGTAACAAAAGGTGCATCTGAAGTATTGCCAGATGGTCTTATGGAAAATACATCTTTGACAGGATGGTGGATTTTAGGTGATGAAAATACTGTAAATCAAACGACTCCTTCATCAAATAATATTACAGAGCAACAAACATTCGAAAGATTGTATGTAGGATATAACTATAACGATTCTTCTTTTGTTGTAGATATTAAACCACAAATTAGAAGTATATCTGCTGCACAGAGATCAACCCAAATAAGTTCACCAAAAGAATTTATGGGTGCTATAGTAAATGAAACATTTAATGGAGATTTTTCTGTATGGCAGAGAACAACAGCAAAAAATTCACAATATACAACCAATACTACAAAAATGTATTTTGCAGATCAATGGGTTAGAAGAACATCTAGAACATCTTTAGTTACACAAACACTACAACGACAATCATTCAGCAAAACACAAACATCTGTCGAAGGTTCACCAGAATATTACATTGATGTAAAATGTTTAGTAGATCCATCATCATTATGGATTGATGGATATCATTCTATTGGTCATATTCTTCCAGGAATTGAAAAATTCAACAATGAAAATATAACAATTTCATTCTATGCTAAATGCACACAAATAAATTATAATATAAATGTATATTTTGCAAGATATAATGGTTCTACTCTTGTTTCAAAATATACAGTAGGAACAATAAAACCATCATCAGTAAATTGGACAAAATATACATTTAATTATACTGTTCCGACTTTAGCATCTGCATCATACAACGATGATTATGTTGAAATTGGATTTGATCTAGAACCAATGGTAAAACAAGCATTTAATGCTAGTGTTGCAACTGGAACCAATCTAGTTGCAAGTTTCTCGTCTTTGTCTGTATATAGAGGAACATATTCCAATCCAAAATTATTATTTGAAACACTAGAAACCAAGCAATTGAAATCAAAAAGATATTATGTGACAACATATAGTGACAGTCAAACACCAGGATCACAAACCTTAGCAGATGATGGTTCAATCGCAATTAATTCTACAGTTATTCAATTAAATCCATCTACACAATACAGTATACAGAAATTTCCAACTGAAATGCGTGCAGTTCCATCAGTTGCAATATATTCTCCAGATTCTGGAACACAAAATGATATATTTAATATTACGGCAAATGTAGATCTAAGACAAACATCTGGAACTATTGGATATGACAAAAAAACAAGAGTATCAAAATTAAATACACCAACTATATCTGTAAATTCCGATAAGACAGCATATAAACTTACTGTATTGAATGGTGTTGTTCCATATGACACAATAGGGTATCACATAATCGCTGATGCATCATATCCATTATAAAGAGGTAAACAATGCCAAGTTGCAATAGTAATAGTTCAAATATATTATCTGGATTAAATACATTAAATATAACACAAGGTTCTGGTGGATCTAGACTAATAGTATCAATTCCAAGAGTTGCTGGTCTGACAATTGGAAATGTAATTCGATATGATGTTGCCAGTTCTGGATATACAGCATCAAAAGCAGACACTGCAGTGAATGCAGAAGTATTCGGAATCGTTGAATCCTATATTCCAACAACAGATAAATTATCAGTAGTTTTGAATGGTTCTATATCTCTAGATTCTTCATATTTCTTGAATAGAACAGATGATCCTTCTGGTGCTGGTGGAGGAAATGATATTTACTTTCTAAGTGGGACCACTGCTGGTTTATTAGAAAACTTAGCACCACTGAATTCTACTCATGTTGTAAAACCAATATATCAAAAAGCACCACATGGAACATACACTGGTTCTGTTGTTAATTATTCTGGTTATAGAATAGGTGGAGATGTTCAGTCTATACTTGATTCAAAAAATCTGACAGGAAAAGTAGGAACAATACAATTTGCATTTGAGGATCTTCAAGCATTGAGTGGTGATGAACAATTGCTTATGCAAGAATTTTATAATGGCAGAGGAACTAATGTTCCTGCACTGTTTCAACTAGATCCAGATGTTTATAAGGATTGGAATTTAGAATTTTTAAGAGTAGATAGACCTGTTGGTATTTTAGATAATCTTATGCTACGACCAATAGACTTTCCACAATTTTTATCAAAATCTTATGATGAGAATGGTTCATTGAAATATGGACCTGGATGGAATTGGACCATTGGTTGGATTGAAAAAATAAAAATAGATGATGGAGTCCCTTTTCCAAATTTGACGACAGGAAGTGTTGTATTCCAATTCAATCACAGTAATTATTTTAATAATCCAATAGTTGATACATGTTATGGTAAAGTATGGGCATGGGATTCAGTAAATAGATTCATATGGATTTATAGACCAGCAACAAAATTATTTGATCCTGTATCTGGCAATGATTTAGGAGAAGATTATAGAATTGATTCTCCACTAATGTTTGAGAAAAATCAATCAGATTCAAGTAATGGTATTATACAAATAGGAACTGTCCCAGCAAATAATCCAAATGATTTTAGTAATTGGAGTTTAACTCCATATACAATAAAAACAACAATAAGGAATACCCAATTTGTTGCTATGATAATGACTTCATTGCAATGGAATGTCAATTTCATTAATGCTCCAGCAGAAACTGGAGTAGGATTCTTTACACTTTGGAATGAATACTCAGATCCAATAAATCCAAATCTTGCATTGGCAAATTATTTTTCAGCATATTCATTGAATCCATCAATTTATGTTAAAGTTAAAGATAAAGGATCTACTGTTTCTATACCACAAGAAGTAACAATAGCAAATCTAAATGCAGGAACCATTGATCTCACTGGAATCGGAGATTTAAAAACAGCATTAGATGATATATTGTCAAGATTAAGCAACCATGGATTATAATAAATGATATACGGAAGTAGTCCAATTGTAAATCCAAACCTGATAGGAATAACAGGTCAGACTGGAATAACAGGTCCAATAGGATACTCTGGAGCAAGAGGTCCAACAGGGAATCCTGGAAATTCTGGTTCGACAGGTCCATCATTAATTGGAATGACATTAACAATTTCATCTCCAAATTATTTGGTAAATATTTTTGATAATGATACCAGTATAAATGCATTAAGCGTTATTCGTGGATCAACTGGAAATTATTATTTGTTTGCAGATGCTGATATATTATCAAATCAATTTAATATAATCTATGGTGTTTCATACTTCTATTCAGATAATGATTCATATCCAAAAAATATAATTGCTTTCCGTGGAATCACAACAAATGATTCTAGATTGATAAAAATCAATAAAGTCGTAAATGGAGCAAATGGAGCAATTGATATAAATTATAATTTATTCAATATAACATCTTTGGAATTGGATCCTCCATATTTTAAAAATTCCATCATTTATACTCAACCAGGATTAAATCCTGGAGTAGACGAAGAATTCAAGGGATTAGAAAATACATTATATAATACAGAAACAAGTACATATATTGGTCAGATTAAAAATTATTCAGAGAGAATACAATTTATTGATGCAATATCTATTCAAATTGGAACAGATTCAACTAGAAGAATATTTTATTGGCCAATAGATTGGGAAGATGGAAATATAATAAAATTAAATCCATATGTATCAAGTGGGCAAACCGTAGTAGCGCAAATAATATATGTTAAATCACCAAATAATGAATTCACTTCAGAAGGAATGACTATTGTAATTCCAAGTGGAATTACATCATCGAATACATTTACTACATTATTTGCAACAACTGAAGATCTGGATATCGTTCCAGATATCAATAATCTAAATCAAAATATATCATGGCCATTATCTGTTCCTCCATGCATTACACAAAATATTGATATTTTAAATTTAATCTCAATTGGAAATATTTGGTATGCGGATTTTAGTCATCGTGGAATGACTTTTAAAAATTCAGAAATAGATTTAGTCGGTGATTTGTCAAAAATACCATCATTAATTAATATAACAGAAGATTTATATAATTGTGCAAATGGAAGTAATGTGTTTGGTTATTGCTGTCCATCACAGTGTGGAATAACTGGATATGAAACTATAGAAGTTTTATGCAATGGCGTTTTTTATCTTGGAATGACTGGTTCAACATGTGATAACATTTGTTTTAGAACTGGAGTTTGTTGTTTGGTGAGATCAGATCAAACTGTACAGAAATTACCAGATTTTGTTGCTGAATGCGAATGTGCATCATTTGCTCAAACAAATTCGTCAACTTATATATGGACACCAAAAGATAACAATATAGTAACTGTAAATGATGTTGATTGCAATTCTTCAATATTGGGATTAGGTGGTTGCTGCGATGGAAGAGGCATTTGCACACAAGAAACAGCACAAGATTGTCTAGCACTTGGTGGATTTTATCAAGGGTTAGGAGTAAATTGTCAATTAGCAAATGGAACATCCTTATGTCGTGGTGGAACAGGTGGATGTTGTATGCCACTATCTAACACATGCGAAAATAATTATACATTTGATAATTGTATGCAGTCAAATGGAATTTATTTTGGAGTAAATACAGTTTGCTCTGATTTTGAATGTTCTAGTACATGTTTAAATACCATACCTGGAATTCCTCCGCTCACAATTGGTTCGGAATTTGAGGGTGGAATTGTTGCTGGTATATTCAATACACAAAAATCATTATGTCTTGGAAATAAAAAATTCGGTGGCATACCATTAAATTTTGTTGCTGGATTAAATGAAAATGAAATATTAGGTAGTACAGCAATATTTAATTATCTAACAAATGGTGATGAAATAAATGCAGAATTGTATTATTCGCGATCAGATAAAATTGGATATGGATTTACTCATTCTGTAAATCATCTATGCGAAAAAGATACATGGATTCTCATTGTAGGAAAATATCCAATTAATATTATAGAATCTACAAATCCAATTGATACTATTTCTGATGATATTACAGACAATAGAGGTATTAAAACATTCACATGGAGTCATGGTGGAACTTATTTTGGTTTTGCATTGGATAATGCATATAAAATACCAGTAAATTCAGAAAATGATGATTTGATATGCCCGCAATCAGTTGAAATGTCAGAACTTGAACAACCAGAATTATATGTTAGGGACGAAGGATGGTATGCATTCAAAGATAGTTCGAATGTAGCAAATGGTATCACCTATTATGGAAATAGAGAAACTTTTAAATCTTGCTCTGACTATTTTAATAATTGCCCAATAAAAAGAGCAAGTCTAATTCCGCTTTATGCTAGAGTTGGTTCAGAAAAAATCTGGAGAAGAAATTGGGGTTTATATAATACGATCATGATGGTTGGTGCAGAGTTGTGGGCAAATAAAGATACAAATCCAGAATTAAATTTATCTCTTTATAATTTTAATTTTGGGCAGGGATTTACTTTCTCATATGACCAATGGGAAACCAGTCAACAATCAGCAGGAGAAGCAATATCTGCATACAATATATGCAAATCTGAAAGTGTATATTCACCAAAGTTGTCAAAATGGTATATTCCCAGTGTAGATGAACTTTCATTTATTGCTCATAAGATATCATCTGAAGATTTAAATGGTAAAATTCTTGCAGCAAATGGCGTTCCGATTGGAGATTCTGGAATAGGAGCAGATGGATGGGTGTGGACTTCAACTGGAACATTCAATGAAGCAAATCAGAATGAATATATTCAGACAAAAGGAATAGGATATCCAGCAACAAGCAATGATGCTCCTCAATATAATGTAAAACATGGCACAGAAGCATGGGCAATGAAATTTAATCAAACAAGCATTTCTGATATTAAAATAGGTAAGAAAAATAGATTGGATAAATATGAAGTCAGACCAGTAAGAATGATTCGTTGTGATGGTAAATATTATGACATAAATTCTACTGACAATACATTAAATAATCCAGCAAAATATTGGAATTATTGGAATATGGCAGAATTACCACTGGCAAATATGCTTTTAGGACCAGACTAACAATGAGTTCATCAAGAATATCTTATAATGCATCAGATAAAACAGGAATCAGGGGTCCAACAGGTCCAACTGGTCCAACTGGTCCAACAGGTCCAACAGGAAATCAATTTCAATATGGATTAACTGGATCCACTGGATTGGGAATAACAGGAATAACTGGAGATAATGGACTACTATCAACTGGTGTATTTTTCTATTTTAATGATATTTCTTATGGATTGCCTTCTGTTGTTGGTCCACAAGGAGCATATGATCCAACTGTAGATTCTAATAAAGTGTTTCAGATTAAAACTATAGGTGATATTGTTCCAGATTTATCAAATACAATAGCACCATCAGAAACAGATAAAGACTATAGAAGAAATGAATTAGTAATATTTAATCGCATACGAACTTCAAGTTCTACTTTTACACCAAATGAATATGGTGTTAATATATCGCAAAATTCATTTACTATATTTGGTGCTACAGCAGATACTAATTTATTGCCAATGGGAAACACTGGAGAAATTTTATTTGCTATATCGTCAGTACAAACAAACTCACCACCATCGGCAAGAGGTGGATTAAACACAAAATGGATTCCAGAGCAAAATCAATTACATATAGATTTTGCCGCATTCAAAGAACCAATTTATAGAAATAAAAATTATGGAATGTCTGGTGGAATTCAATTTGATTCATATCAAAATTATACAAATCATCCAACAGCATTTGTTTACTATAATTTAAATTCAGGACTCACTGGTGGTGTTGGCACATTTTATACGGATTTTGATCCTCAATTTATTGATGATGGAACAGAGAATTATGTTATAGATCCAAATAATAATGTTTCTGATCAAAATATTCCAGATAAAATAAATTTAAGTTTATATTTTGGACTTACTGGTGGTTCGGTATTCAATAAAATTAATTTTATTCCATTGCAAGGATACACAGCAATGGATAAATTTACTCCACAAAATTTTGATATAACAAAACTAGGATCGTGTTGCTTTTGCTCATCGACAGCACAAGAAACTGAAAAATTATGTAAAGATTATGTAACAAAGGAATATTGCGATAGCATTAATGGAAATTTTGCAATACGATCATGCAATCAAAGAAGTCTGAATAACACTGGAAGTGAATGTTATTTTGAAGGTGCTTGTTGTGTGCAGGGATCAACCTATGGAGAACCAAGTAGATGTCTCAACACATCAAGAGCAAAATGTGAATATTATAATGGAACATTTTTTCCAGGAGAAGCATGTGATACTGTAATAGTTGGTGATGATGCTCCTGTATTTACATGTCCAACAAGATATTGTGATTTGACAAAATTAGGAAAATGCTGCATTCGTGGAAGATGTTTTGATTTAACACAAACCGCATGTGAGGCACTAGGTCCAATTGCAATTTTCATAGGTGGTATTACTTGTTCATCTGAAGAGAATGATTCTGCATGTTGTGCTGCTCAAAATTATTTGGGTGCTTGCTGTAAAGGATCTTCTGGTTGTGTTGATAACACAACTCCAACAAGTTGTTCTGATCAGGGTGGAATCTTTATGGGTTCTGGAACAGAATGCAATAACAATCTATGCTGTGGTGGTCAAACATTTGGTTATTTTAGTGGTCCACTGAGAGATAGTTGTTATGGATTAGGAAGATCACAAGTATTCAATTGCCCACAAATTGGAGATAAAATTGGTGGTGGATATTTTGCTGGAATTATAGGAATGCCAAATCCATGTGATTCTTTTGATACTCCGCAAACAGCATTTGGAGAACCACTTGAGTGTATGATATCACCAAGAGGCAATATATTCTCTGATCCAGATTGGAGATGCAAGACCTGCATTAGTAATAAATTAGGAACAAATAATGGTTCTATAGAATATTTTGCAAGAACATGGAATGGTGTTGAGTTTGATTTCTTAAGATATTCTCAAAAGCAATCAAAGACATTGTTGAAAGCAGGAGTTCCAATAATTCAGCAAGTGTATGCTATTCCAGGAATCACTTGGCCAGATGATCGGATGTTTAGTGGTTCATCAACATATTCTAGAAGAAATGGAACATATTCTTATAGTTTAGTTTATCGTGGTCTTGCAGTAGAGGAGATGATAAACACACAAACAATTGATGCAGTTGGAAATCCAATTCCAATTGATCAGTTAAATGTAAGTTTAGAAAACATATCTTTATTGTCTGAATCAAAGGGAATTCCATGGGTATCTGCTGCCAGAAGAATTCATTCTAGAACATTTAGTCAACCGCAAGAAATAGGAATACACATTGTATGGGCATTGATTGTTGCTCCAGAAGATGCCACTGTGGGAACTAGTAGAAATTTGAGTTGGGGAATGTCTGAAGGAAGACACATAGCAGATTCAAATGGAGTTCCACAAAAAATAGTAATAGAACCAGTAAATACATTCCCAGTAGATGGATTAGTAAATACTAGATTATATGATAAATCATCTATTCAAAATGCTATCGGATTTTGGAGAAGAAATTGGGGTGTGACTGGAGCAGTAGGAACTGATCCAGAAGCATTTATGCGTTTCTCTTATGGATCTGGATCATATTGGTCAGGACCAGTGAATGAGAATTATATTAAGCAAATAAATGAAAATAGTGTATTCTATACTCAAGAATATAGAAAAATGTGGGAGAACAATAATCCATCGCATTCAGCAACAAGAGTAATATCAGAATGGAATGAAAGTGGATTATATGGACATAATGATTGGTATATTCCAAGTATAACAGAATTGAATTATATTTACAATAATTTAGATACATTAAATAATTCTTTACTTATAAATGGTCATAAACCAATGATCCAGAATGAATACTGGAGTTCAACTAGTGTCTCTAGACTGCAAGATTGGGATCAATTTGATCACGAAAATAAAGATAAATATAAATTCGAAGCATTAGATCCAACTCTAGAACCATATCTGTCTAGAAATAGATTAATAAGCAATTCAAATGTATTCCACTACACAGGACAATATTTTGCATTTGGGCAAACACCACCACCATTAAGTGAATTTGAAGCATATGTATTTACAATGGCAGTATCAAATGGGCAAAAGATGTTAGTGCAAGTATTTAATGGACAAGAATCAAATTTAGGAAAAATGTATAATAAGAGAAGATCATCCATTGGTCCAGGATTAAGACCAGTAAGAAGAATACCATTAGTGAATTCATGTGTATATTTTAGTTTTGATTCGTCGTTTGTTGAAAATGAAATAACACAAACAAATAATTCATGTCTGGATAAAGTTTATTTCTCTGATTTATATGGAGATGGAACAGTTGGATGCGGAATAACTGGAATTTTATAGAGTAGGAGAAAATAATGGGAAGTAGTGCAATCGGAAATATTATTGTATATGGTCCACGCGGACCACAGGGACCAATTGGAAGCAGAGGTCCAACAGGTCCAACTGGGCAAACAGGTCCAACTGGAGCATCTGGGTCAATTGCACTGCATCTAATCAATTCTAGACCAAATGGAAATAATATTATTTTTGAATTATCTGATGGAACTACATTAGAAGTTCTTGGAAATTTTAAGGGAGCAACATTTTTTGATCCTATCGGAGCACTTGCAGTAAACAGCAATACAACAGGATATACACTATATGCTGGTTACATTCCTGGTGGAACTTTTTACTTTAGAGGATTGTCCGCAACAGGTTCATTGTATTTGCAATATACTGGTCAAAATAATGAGTATATTTCAATTAATAGCATATATGCTGGTTACACATATATTGGAAATTATGATCCATTGACAGTTCAAAATTATGGAATACTATATTTACAGCAAAATAATCTTGCTGGTGGTACTCCTATAAAAATATCAATGGAACAAGGAGTATTTGGTCAAAAAGGATCATTAGATCTACTTCGTTCTATACAACAGCAAGGAGCATCTGCTGATTTTGGATTTAATCTGAATAGTGGTTCTCGTATTCAATATTATAGTTCTGTTCCAGAATCGAGAGTTGTTGGCACTGGAGCATATACAGTAAATATCAAGTCGGCAGGAACACATGTTTTTCAGACACCAACTGGAATCTCTGGATTTGTTGTAAATTCTAATCTTACACCACTGCAAGGTGCAACATATAGCAATAATGAAATCATTTCAGCAACTTTAGTTTTTACATCTGATGATGTTTGGAAATTTCCACAAAATGTTTATTTCGAACAAGGAGAGAATTATCTTTCATGCGGAACAAACATAATTGGTATCATGTCATATGATGGAGGAAATACCTGGTTAGCAAGTGTTGCTCAAAGAGGACATGGAGTAAGAGATCCTAACAGTCAATGTGTTGAAAACTATTTATTTGGTTCGTGCTGTTATGAAAATGTAGATGGAACTTTAGAATGTGAAGATTACATCAAGAAAGAATTCTGTGATGCATTATCTGGAACATTCAATCCAATGAAACCATGCACAGAAACATGTGGAACTAAAGTTGGTCTTTGCTGTGCTAATGGCAAATGCATTGAAAATACACCAGTAGCAGAATGTGATTTATTTGGTGGTATATTTTATCAAGGAATAACTTGTGGAACATATTCAAATAATCCAGAAGGTCCAAATTATGGTGAACCAATTGAAAATGGAAGATTATGCTACAATTCATGCATAGCAGATGCAGAATTAGTTTGCTGCAAAAATAATAAATGTATTGGAAATTATTCTAGAATACAATGTGAACAAATTCTTGGAGGCAAATCTGTACTTGGCACATGCGACAGTGTAGATTGCTGTGATTATACTGTTGATGTTGGAGCATGTTGCGTGTGTAATGCTGATGGAACAAATCAATGTTTTGATGCATTAACAAAAGCAGAATGCGATTTATTGTTTGGAAAATTCATGGGTCCAAAACAAAGATGTGAGAATATTTCATGTGGTTGTGTTTGTGGAGTCGAGACTATATCTCCTCCCCCACCTCCACCAGA